ATTTAACTATACCCCCCTTGGGAGCCAACAAACGGCTAGTAAAGAATGCCGGATGTGCTAGTATAATCCGTGAGTTAGGAGGAATACATGGCACAGTTTGAAGCATTCGGGACTAACCCGAACGAGATGCGCGCCAAGGGTTCAACGGCGGCGTTTAAGCGGCGGGAATCGGCGGCTGTCCGGTGCCTGGGTAGCGCGACTGAGGCGCTTGCCGGGTTTGATCGTGGCACCCATGTTTTCGGCCTGACAAAAGGCCAATTTTCAATGATCGACATTGCGTCGGCGGTGTTGGCAAAGACCGGGCCGGCTGACGTGTCCGTGTGGACCTGGTGCATTGCGGAATACGAGGTCGCGGCGATCACGGCATTCATGACCAACGGCGCGGTGTCCGGCTTCCGGCTGGTGATGGACTGGGCCGGCGCACAGCGGGACATGCCGATCGTGTCGGACCTACAGGCGCAATTTGGCAACGACTGCGTGCGGGTGACGAAAAGCCACGCGAAGATCGTGACGATTTCGACGGAATGTGGATGGCGGGTGGTGATCCGAGGGTCGATGAATTTGAACGCCAATCCGCGCTTTGAGCAATTCGACGTGTCGGACGATGCCGCAATCTTCGGGGTTGTTGACGACATGATGGCGGAGATGTGGGCGCGCGGGCGGCCGCTTCCGGTCCGCCGCATGGTCCATGCGGACGCGGTGAACTTGCTGGCCGCATCGGATGTGAGGGACGCGCCCGCGACATGGATGCCGGCTGCTGCTGGCGATTGGTGGGGTAATGCGAGGCAAAAAACCGGCCGGGCCGGCCGATAACGTCGTTGCTGGGGTTTTTGCCTCGCCTTCGGTATCGGAACCGGACTGGCTGACGGAATACCCCGGCGAAAGCTGGGGGGAGCGAGCGGCAGAGATTGCCAGCGAGAAATGGAATGCGGCCGTGGCGGATATGACCCGTATGCGGACGCTCGGGCCGGAGAACGCAACCGCGCTGGAAATGCTGGCGGTGAGCTATGCGAGGTGGCGGTTGGCCGAGGCGCATATAACGAAACATGGTCCGGTGGTTCCTGCCCCACGAACCGGGACGCCGATGCAAAACCCGTATCTGTCGATTGCGAATGGTGCCGCCGAGCGGTGCATGAAGATCGAGGCCGAGTTGGGGCTGCCGCCATCAATGCGCGGGCGGGTCGGTAAGGCTGCTGCGGTGAAGAAGGTGACGAATGCGGCAGACAGGTTCCTCGCCGCGAAAGCGTAAATACGATCCGGCAACCGATCCCGCCTCGGCATGGGCCGAGGATGTTGTGAACGGCGATGTGGTGTCCGGCCACTTCATGCGGCTGGCATGTGAGCGGCACCTGCGCGACCTGAAGGACGGACCGAAGCGCGGGCTGCATTGGCGGACGGAACAGGCGGAACGGGCGCAGGCGTTCTTCCCGGCGGTGTTGTCGGTCACGGCGGGCGCGAAGGTGGGTGAGCCGTTCAACCTGCCGAGCTACACGACGTTCGTTGTTGGTTCGCTGTTCGGTTGGGTGCGGTCGGACGGCCGGCGGCGGTTCCGTCATGCGTGGTTGGAGCTTGGAAAAGGACAAATCAAGAGTCCCCTGATGGCTGCTCTCGGGCTTTACGTCATGGGCTGGTGCGGGGTTGCCCGGTCTGAGGTCTACGCGATCGCGAAGGACCGCAATCAGGCGAACGTGTTGTTCCAGGACGCGGCGGCGATGTGCCAGGCGCCGATCCCCGGTCGGGATGGCGAGACGTTGGAAAGCCTCGGGGAAGTGCTAATCCGGGGCAATGGGCAAATGTCCTGGATGATTGAGCATCCGGCCACGCGGTCGGTGTTTCGTGCGCTGGCGGGTGATGAACGTGTGAACGGCCCGCGTCCGTCGCTGGTGCTGGGTGATGAGATCCACGAATGGCGCACGGGCGGCGCAATCGAGACCTGGCAGGCGGCAATCGCCAAGATGCCGGGGGATAGCTTGATGCTGCTGGGCACGAATACCCCGGCGGCGGATCAGCTAGTGGGGACCGAGTATTCGGAGGTCTACCAGTCGATCCTACGCGGGGAGGCAAACGACGACGCGGCGTTCTCGCTGATTGCGCGGACGGACCCCGGCGACGACGCGATGAACGACGAAAGCGTGTGGCGGAAGTCCCTGCCCTGTCTCGGGTTGACGTTCCCTATTGAGAATGTTCGTGGCGAGGTCCAGAGCGCCAAGGGGCGTATGGCAAAGGCGCTGGCCACCAAGCGGCTGTATTTCGGCATTCCGGTTGGCACGGCTGAATACTGGATCGACCTGGACGCATGGGAAGGCGCGCAAGGCCGGGTGGACATGGACACGTTCTATGGCCGGCCGTGTTGGCTGTCGCTGGATTTGAGCCGAAAGAACGATTTGACCGCGCTCGGGATCGGGTGCCGGGACGACGAGGGGCGGCTGAACGCCGCGGTGAGATATTGGAAGCCGGCGGATGGCTTGGCGGAAGCGGCGCGGACGGACCGGGCCTCTTATGTCGAGTGGGCACAGGGTCCGGCGCCGTTCTTGAATGCGGTTCCTGGGCGAACGATCGACTATTCGTTCGTCGCGGTCGAGGCGCAACGGATGTGCGCTGAATACGACGTGGAAATGATGGCGATCGACCCGGCGTTCATGAGCGACTTCCGAGCCGCGTGCGACGCGATCGGGTTTGATACCTGGATCTGGTCGCCTGATGAGAATTACGGGACTGGATTGAAGCTGGTCATTCATGGGCAGGGGGCGCAGGGCATGACCAGCGACAAAATGCTGTGGATGCCGCGTTCGCTTGGCGTTCTGGAAGACATGATTCTGAATGGTGAGATCGTGATTGACGAAAGCCCGATCACGAAATGGTGCGCGGGCAACGCTGCGGTGAAGGCCGACGCGCGCGGCAATCGGTATCTGGTGAAGGCGCAGCAGCGCGGGCGCATTGACGGGCTTGTTGTGCTGGCGATGCTGGCCGGCGCGGCTGAGGCGCGCGGGATGACCGACGAAGTCTCGTTCTGGGAAGCCGCATGAGCTGATGGGCATCTTCCATCGCATTATCGGCTTCGCTGCGAAGATGACTTCGCTCGAATTGTTCCGCGAGGTTTACGGCGGCGGACGGGAAAGCACGGCTGGCGTTACGATCAACACGCAGTCGGCGCTTGAAACAGCGACGGCGCTGGCATGCGGTCGCGTGATTTCGGAGGGATGCGCACAGACACCGTGGCACCTCATGCAAGAGCGCGACGGCCGGAAACAGGTCTCCGACGATCCGCTGGATTACGTGCTGTATCGGCGGCCGAACCCCTGGCAAACGAGCTTTGAATACCGCGAAACGGTGCTCTTGCACGCCATCTTCTGCGGCAACGCCTACAGCTTCATCAACCGGGTCGGCATTGCGCGTGAAATCCGCGAATTGATCCCGATCGAGCCGGGCCGGGTCACGGTCAAGCAACTCCCGAACCTGTCGCTGCAATACCGGGTGACGGCGGACACGGGAGAGGCCAAAGACTTCGGCCAAGACGCGATCTGGCACCTTCGCGGCCCGTCCTGGAACTCGTGGATGGGCCTGGATGCGGTCAAGATGGCCCGCAATGCCCTGGGTCTGGCCATTTCGCTGGAGCAGGGACAGGCCGAGTTCCAAAAGAACGGAGCCAAGGTAACGGGCGCTGTGTCGGTCGATGGCCGGCTGGATAAAGCCCAATTCGAGCAGATGGCCGCGTGGCTGGATCGCCACCAGATCGGCGGCGACAGGTCGCACAAGCCGCTGATTGCGGACCGAAACGCCAAATTCCTGCCGATGACCATGACCGGCGTCGATCAGCAGCTAATCGAGACCCGGCGGCACCAGATCGAGGAAATCTGTCGGCACTTTCGCGTGATGCCGATCATGGTGGGGCATTACGACAAGTCCTCGACCTACGCGAGCGCGGAGCAGATGTTTTTGGCCCACGTCGTCCACACGCTGATGCCCTGGTATCAGAGGATCGAGCAATCGGCCGACGTCAATCTGCTGAACGAAGAACAGCGGCGCCTCGGTCTTTATACCAAGATCAACCCCAACGCCTTGATGCGCGGCGCTGCCAAGGACCGGGCGGAATACTACGCCAAGGGCCTCGGCTCCGGCGGCGGCAAGGGCTGGCTGACGCAAAACGATGTCCGCGGGTTCGAGGATATGGACCGCAGCGATGCACCCGAGGCTGACGAATTGGCGCAACCCGCGAAGAACGAACCGGCCGGCACCTCGCCAGTCGACCCTGGCGCGTAAGGAATAGCCCGAATGGATAGGCTGGATTTTGCCCTGGAAGTGAAGGGGCTGACGGATGCTGGGCATTTCGAGGGCTACGCTTCCACGTTCGGTGATCGCGACCTCGGGGGCGATATCGTGGTTGCCGGCGCGTTCAAGAAGTCGATCAAGGCCAGCGGCGCCAAGGGCGTCAAGATGTTCGCGGACCACAATTCCACCAAGCGCATCGGCGTCTGGACGGACATTGCCGAGGACGAAAAGGGCCTGTTCGTCAAGGGCCGGCTGCTGCTTGAAAAGCAAGACGGCAAAGACGCCTACATCGACCTAAGGGAAGGCGTTATCGACGCCATGTCGATCGGCTACCGGCCGGTTGATCACTCCTACGACGGCCGGCGCAAGGCGCGGCTGCTCAAGGAAGTCCGGCTGTTCGAGATTTCGTTGCTGCCGTTCGGCATGAACGAAAACGCCCGCGTGACCGGCTTTAAGTCGGCCGAGGAGCTACACACCATTCGAGAGTTCGAGGAAGCGCTGATCAACGGGACGTTGCCGGCGCTGTCCGCGAAGGAAGCCAAGGGCCTTCTGGCCGGCGGCTTTCGTGCAATCCGATCCGAGCGGGATGCCGGTGGGGTGAGCGAAGAACTGGCGGAACTCGTCCGCCGAAACACCCAACTCCTCCGTTAAGGAACCCATTATGGAACTGCAAGAATTCAAGGGCCTGCTGGACAAGCAGGGCGAAGCCTTCGAGGCATTCAAGGCGACGCATGACGAACTGAAGAAGGCCGATGTCGTGACGGCCGAGAAGCTGACGCGCATCGAGAAGTCGTTGGACCAGGCCGTCGAGGCCAAGGCCGCGATTGAAGCCGCGATCAAGGCCGAGAAGGCCGAGCGCGAGGCGCTGGAATTGAAGATCAACCGCTCCGGTCTGAGCGGCACCGAAACCGAGATCAAGCGGGCGCTGGAACTCAAGGAGTTCAACGTCCAGATCGGCGGGATCATGGCCGAGAAGCGCCAGGCGTTCACGCCGCTGGATGAGGCCGGATATGACGCCTACAAGGCCGCGCTGGATGTTTACACCCGCAAGGGTCGCGACGCGCTGAACTCCGACGAGTTCAAGACGCTGGCGGTCGGCTCCGACCCGGATGGCGGCTACTTCGTGACCCCGGACACCGGCGGCCGCATCGTCCGCAAGGTCTACGAAACCTCCCCCATGCGGCAGATCGTGTCGGCCCAGACCATCTCGACCGACGCGCTGGAAGGCATCGAGGACCTGGGGGAAGCCGGCGCCGGCTACGCGGGCGAACGGTCCCAGGGCAGCGACACCACCACGCCGCAGGTCGGCAAGTGGCGCATCCCTGTGTTCTGGATCGACACCGAGCCGAAGACCACGCAGCAGCTTCTCGACGATGCCTCGGTGGATATCGAGGGATGGCTGTCGAGCAAGGTGGCGGACAAATTCGGCCGTTTCGAGAGTGCCGAGTTTGTGACCGGCGCGGCGAACAAAATCCGAGGCATCACGAGCTACACTATGGCGTCGGACAGCGGGTCAGGGGTGACCTGGGGTTCGGTCGGCTATGTGGCAACCGGCACTTCGGCGGCGTTTGCATCGTCCAACCCGGCGGACAAGCTCTATGACCTGACGGGCACGCTCAAGTCCGCGTATTTGCCGGGTTCGCGCTGGCTCACGCGACGTTCGGTTGTCACGGCCATCCGCAAGTTCAAGGATGGCATGGGCAACTACCTGTGGCAGCCGTCTTTTGTGGCGAACGTGCCCGAAACGATCATGGGCTATCCCGTGACGCGTGCCGAGGACATGCCGGCCATCGCGGCGGACAGCTACTCGCTGGCGTTCGGTGACTTCGCGCAGTTTTACCAGATCGTCGATCGGCAGGGCATCCGGGTGCTTCGCGACAACTTGACCAGCAAGCCATACGTCAAGTTCTACACGACCAAGCGCGTCGGCGGGGGCATCGTGAACTATGAGGCGGTCAAGTTCATGAAGTTCGGCACGTCGTAAGTAGCGGAGACAGGAAAATCGCCATGAACATTTACAACCTTCTCAACAACACCAAGATTACGCGGGTTTCGGCGGACGGCGCGGGTGCGGCGTCTGCCACCCCGTCCAAGGCGACGATCATCGACATGGATGGCTTCGACAGCGTGTGCTTCATCGCGGCCATGGGCAACGTCCTGGACACGTCGGTGCTCACGCTCAAGGCGGCGGGAGCAACGACCAATTCCACGGGCGCGATGGCCCTGCTGACCGGAAGCGCGACCTTCACGGCCGGGGCGTCCGATGCGGACGACAAGCTGATCATCCTGGACGTGGTGCGGCCTCCTTACCGCTACATTGAGGCGCAGCTGTTCCACGTGACCGCGAACGGGCCGTTCGATGGCATCTTTGCCATCCAATACAACGCGTCTCGTGTCCCGACCACGCAGGGATCGACCGTGATCGCCTCCGCGACGACCGACAGCCCGGTTCTGGCGTAACCAGCGGCGGGCTTCGGCCCGCCCCTTTCTGACGGAGACCGGCCATGGCCGCAGCTTTTCGACAGGGTGATCAAGCCCTGATGATTGACGGCGTGGAAATGACCGCGACGGCAACCGAACTGAACCGGGCGGCGGATGCCACGGGCGGCAACCTGGCGCTCACTGCGTCGGGTGCGGTCACTGCCGGCGTCCGGTCACTGACGCTGGCGCACGCGTCAGTGGTCATTGCCGCCACGATCGCCGATACGACCGCGCATACTGGCTTTTTCGCGGTGACCAACACCAGCGCATCCGGCACCGCCGCGCATACCGTCACGATCACCACCGGGACATGGAACGGGACCAACAAAATCGCGACCTTAAACGCCCCGGCTGAAAGCCTGTTGGTTTTCTTTGACGCAAGCGGCAACGGAACGATCGTGGTCAATACCGGCTCCGTCGCGCTTTCGGGGTAGCCGCCATGCACGTCCAGACCTTCCCCGTGACCGTTACGACAGACGCCAGCGGCGACGCGACCGCGTATTCCGATCCGGTCAACGGACTGCTTTCGCAGGTCCGATACGTCAAGACGGACTTCGCCAACGGCGTGGACTTTACGATCACGTCGGATGCCACGGGCGAAACCCTGTGGACAGAAAGCGATGTGAACGCCAGCGCCACCCGCGCGCCCCGGCAGGCGACCCACTCAACGGCCGGGGTTGCGTCGCACTACGCGGCGGCCGAACATGCGGTGAACGACATGATCGCCGTTTCGGGCAAAATCAAGATCGTTGTCGTGGCCGGCGGCGACACGAAAACCGGAACTTTCTATTTCGTGACGGTGTGATGCTGACGATTGTGACCGCCGCATCCGACCGCTCTTTGCTGACGACGGCGCATATGCGCGCTGCGGTTGGGCTGGATGTAGGCGACGCGTCGCAAGACGCGGCCCTTTCGCGATTGGCCGCCATGGTGGTGGATGCGATGGCGCGGGATTGTTGCATTGCCACTGCGCCCGCAACGCCGCCTACGTTCCGCCAGGAGACGCTTTCCGAGGTGTTCCGGCCCTACCGTGCCGAACCGTCGTTGAGGCTGTCCAGGCGCCCCGCAACGTCCGTCTCGTCGGTCGTTTCCGATGGGGTGACGCTGGACACGGACGAATACGAACTGGACGCGTCGAGTAACCTGATCTTCGCGCTGTCCGACGATGCCAGGATCAAATGGGCCGGCAAGAAGATCACGGTCGGCTACGTCGCCGGCTATGCGACGGTCCCTGATGCCCTGGCCCTGGCCGCGTCGAAACTGCTGCGGATGGTCTGGTCCGAGGATGGGCCGGACGCGAGGTCTGACCCCAACCTGAAAAGCGTCGATATTGAAGGCGTCGGCCGCCGGGAATGGTGGGTTGGCGGCGCATCTGATCCGCTCATGTCGGCTGAAATCCAGGAATTGCTTTTCCCCTTTCGGGAGCTTCGTTGATGGCCATCCCCGGCACCTACACCCTGGTATCTGAAACCGTCACCACGGCGGTAACGGCGCAGGCACAGACCGCAATCGACAGCCTGGAAGGCATGACCTGCGCCACATTCGAGGCGACGTTCTCCGGCACGGGCGGATCGACTGCGGTTGCGCTGATCCAGTCCCGCATGGGTTCGGCTGGTGTGTGGCGTGAGATTGCGAGCATCGACTTTGCGGCGGCCGGGTCGAAGTCCTGCACGGTCCTTACTGCAGCCGCCACGCCTGCCGCGTTTGCCGCGCTGTCCGCTAACTCGGTGCTGAATTGGCTCGGGACGGAACTGCGGGCGGTCATCACGTCGACCGGCACATGGACGAGCGGGGCATTGGCGGTTCGGGTGCATGTGGCGTGACCTTTCAGTCCGACCTTGACCAGTTTCTAGCCGCCGACGGCCAAGGCGTAATCCTCCGACGCGTCACCGGCACAACAAACCAAGTCTTCGTCGACTGCCCCTGCCGCGCCATTGTCCGAGGCTACCAGCCCAACGAACTATCCGGCGGGATCATCCAAGGCGACACCCACGTTATCATTTCCGCAACGGACATCATCCGCGCGCAATGGCCAGGTGGCGAGGCTGTGACCAACCCGCCCGCGATCAATGATCCTCGTGTGCCGCGCAAGGGTGACAAAATGCTCATCGAGGGCCGGCTTCGGACCGTTGAATACGCTTCGCCAACGTCCATTAACGGCGTTCTGCACCGCATTGACCTGACCGTCCGAGGCTAAATGTCCCGCTCCATCGTCCGTGCTGCAGTAGTCGCTCATATCGCGGCCGGGTGGACGTTTGCGCCGGTCATCGTCCAGAACGCGGAGGCAGTCCCGCCGCTGTCCAGTGATGGGACCACACAGCCGTATCTGTTCATCCAGATCAGCTACAACAGCACGACGCAGGAATCCATTGGCGAGGAACCCCGCACCGGCAACCGATGGGACGAAACCGGGCAGGTGTTTTTCCACGTATACACGCCATCGGGCGGCGGTTCGGCGCTATCGGACCAATACGCGGACGCGATTATCACCCTGTTCCGTGGCCTAACGCTGGATACCAACATCGAGTTCCAAGACATCTTCAGCGATATCGGCGGTCCCGGCGACGACAACGGCAACTACTACCGCGTGAGCGTGTCGGTGGATTGGATCAGGCGCGATGGTTGAGGCGACATGGCGCGCAATCGAGACATTCAATACCTCGAACCGCCGTATCCAGCCGGCATTCGTCCTGGCAGATCATGACGGAACGCTTGTCGTTGATACAGATGACGACACAGTAGGCGGCCTCGTTAGTCTAATTCTCATCCGTGACGAGGTTCTTGGCCCTAAATCATTCGATGCGCTGGCGTTGTTGGAGTTTGTGGACGTGAATTATGCAGACCTGAGCACAAGCATTGCAGACGGGGGATTCCTATCGTCCGCCGTAACGCTTTCCCGCCGGCCTGTGTTGTCCATCATTGTCCCCGCCGGCTGGGATGACGCGGTTCTGACATTCCAGGTCTCGATAGACGGGATCACGTTCTATGAGCTTTTGGACGAAGACGGCGCGGCGGTTTCATTGACGGTATCCGCTGGCACCGTGGCCCGCACGACCGACTTGGACCAGTGGGCAGGCTACAACTACATGAAGATCAGGTCCGGCACTTCCGGAACTCCGGTAACCCAGTCTGGTGCCGTCACAATCTATCTTACAGTCAGGGACGCTTAACATGCGCTACGCAGTGTTGCGGCCATTCAGCACGCCCGCGCGTCGTTTCGCGATTGGCGATGTTGTCTGGGCCGAGGAAATGGACGGTCCGGTTTCGGTTTCGGATCGTGTCGCAACGGGCCTCATGAAGCCTGATGACCCGGAGAAGCCGGTTAAACCGCTGGCCATGCGCCGCAACCAAGTTCTGCCCCCGCCTGTCGTGAAGGACAACGAAGATGCCGTCTAGCAATCGCACTCAAATCGCATCCGTCCGCGAAACGACGGTCGGCACCACGCCGGGCACTCCGCGTATGCGGCTCCGGCGCGCCAACGGCGAGACGTTGCAGCTTGTCCCGACCTTCGCGGCGTCCAACGAGATGCGGTCGGATCGCATGGCGTCTGACATCATCCGACTCGGCAAGCAATCCAGCGGCGACCTGCCATATGACATGATCTATCCGTTTCCTGACAGCCCGAACGATACAGACATCTGCTCCGCGTTTTACAGTGATTTCACCAATCGTGCGACGCGGTTCAACGATGGCACAGCGGATGCCGTCATCACCGCCGTCGCAACGACTGGCGGGGTCGTGACCTGCACCACCGGCACGGCGTTCGTTGCCGGGCAACTGGTGAGGCTCACGGGGTTCGGGGTCACCGGCAACAACGTAGTGGCGAAATGCACCACGGGCAGCGCCACGGTCCCGGCCTTTGTCGGCGCCGGCTTGACTGACGAAGCCGCCCCGGCGGCAGCGGCCCGCATGAAGGTCGTCGGGTTCCAGGGCGCCTCCGGCGACATCACCGCCACAGCGACCGGCCTCGGCTCCACGTCGCTGGACTTCACGACCCTCGGCCTGGCGGTCGGACAGTGGATCAAGATTGGTGGCAGCGCGACGGCGGACAAGTTTGCCACTGCGGCGCTCAACAGCACAGCGCGCATCACGGCCATTGCCGCAACGGCGCTGACGCTGGATCATCTCCCCACGGGCTGGACCACGGATAGCGGCACGTCGAAGACCATCAAGGTCTGGATCGGCGACCAGATCAAGAACGGAACCACGCAGGTCGGTCAGACCATCGAGCGCGGGTTTCTCGGCCAGGGCACGCCAAACTATTTCGTCCACCCCGGCATGGTCGTTGCCAATCAGACCTACAATTTCACGCTCAACCAGCCCATCACTGTTGCAAATACGTTCCAGGGCATGGGTGGCTCCGTCAGCACGTCACCGCAGGACGCGTCTCCGGATGCCTCGCTGGTTCTGGCCACCTATCCGCCTTTCGTTACGCGAGTGCATGTCGGTCGGGTGACAGAAGCCGGCACCACCATCGCGACGCCGAACTTCCTACGCGGCATGACGATCGCCCTGAACAATAACTCGACGATGGTCGAGGCGATCGACGCGGAGGCGGCGCAGGGCATCACCGGCCATGCGTTGGACGTGACCGGCACGGCCGAGTTCTATTTCGGGAACAATGCTTTGCTCACGAAATACCTCGCTGGAACGCCAACTTCGCTTTCTAGCTACGTCTACAACTCGTTGTCGGGTCAGGCGCTGATCTTCTCCCTTCCTCGCGTGATCTTCGCGGGCGACGGAAGCCCGAACGCCAGCGGGAGCAACGTCGACGTGATGCTGCCGCTTTCCTGGACAGCATCGAAGGACGAAACGGTGACAAGCGCGATGATTACGCTGGACCGTTTCGAGTATGTGGAAAACTGATAGGAGCAAGCTGTGGCGTCTCTTAAGCGCATCCAATTGGATGCGGACCGGATCAACGATGGGCGGTGGGTGACCGTTGAAGTCGACGGCGAGCCCTTCGAGATCAAGACCCGAGGCTTTACGGCGCGATATCGCGACACGTTCCAGCGTCTTCGGATGGAGCGTGTGCGCGAGATCAACCGCAAGACCGACCCCGGCGCTCTGATGGTGTCTGTGGATACACTGCCGCCGTCGGTCGAGGATTTGTGCCTCGGCCGAGCGCTGGCGGATGAATGCTTCCTTGATGTTCGGGGCTTACTGGAAACCGACGACGGCCCTGCGGTGAGCAAGGACACGTTTCGGGCGCTGCTTCTGGAACCCGAGGCGAACCGGCTGTTTCTGCAACTGGCCCAGGCGGCGGCGGCTGAAGTCACCGGCGATCGTTCCGCGCTCATGCAGGCCAACGCGGGAAACTCTGTGACCGCCTCCGAAACCATCTAGCCGGGGGCGGTGAAGCGGCTTCGCGGCTGGCCGAGGTTGAACGGCTAATCGCGGAGCAACCGGACGCGGCCGAGGTTTTCGCGCATGAAGTCGCGGAGTTGCGGCTACAGGTGGAAGAAATCGCGAACAACATCCCGCATCTCGACTGGATATGGGAAGCGTGGTGGCGCCTCGGTGATGAACGCCCGCACGTCGTTACGGGCGTCGGGACTGGAATGGGCGGGGTCATGATCCGGTCCGTTCCTGGCAAAATCGCATGGACTGCGGTGCGTTCATGGTGCGACGGCCACGGTTATTCGGACGATGACCGGGACATGCTGGATTACTGCATCCAGTCCATGGATGGCGTCTTCATTCCGTGGTGGGTGGACAAGAACAAGCCGAGGTCGTGACGTATGGCGAGCAACCACACGGTCGTTGCGCGGACCATCCAGCAGTTCGTGGATGCGAACCTGACGCCGGAAGCGATCGGGAAGAAATTCGCCATTGCTGCGCGCGGGTATCGCGACGACCTAATCCGGCAGGGCCAGGCGCCCGCGCAATATCGGACTTTTGTGGACGGCCGAGAGGGCGCGAAAGAGGAAACCACCCGGCCTGGCGGCGCAACCGTCTATCGGTTCAACCTGCTGGGCATGATCGTCCGGCGCGTGCTGGCGGAACTGCAACGGTCGGCGCCTCGGGACCGTGGGGACTACATGGACAGCTTCGTTGTCGCCGTGAACGGGGTTCCGTGGACGCGGGACTATGACGAAATCCCGCACGATGCCGAGGTGATGGTTGTCAACATTGTTCCCTATGCGCGGAAGATCGAGACTAAGGGTATGCGAATTACCGTTCCGGCGGAACCGTTTGAACGCGCCCGGCGCAGGCTCCTAAACGCGTTCAAGTCCGTCTATTTCGGCAGGACGTTCATTCTTCTTCCGGCCTCGTTTGGGCGGAATGGATACGGAACGCCATACATTCTCAGGGGCCAATATCACGACCCGAAATTTGCGGCGCGGCGCCGTGAGCGCGCGTTCCGTTCTAGGTCATTGTTTCACGCGGCCGGCAAAAGTCAGCAGAAAGGGCAGCAAGTGACCTATCCCGCCCTGACGATTGAGTTGAGACGCCGATGACAGCGACACTCGCAAGCCTTCGCGTCGAGCTTGAAAGCCGGATCGAGGCCCAGGCTAAGGCGGCCCGGGACGGCCTGCTCGGCATGGCCAAAGCCATGGATGTACTTGGTGACGAGACCAAGACAACCGACGAAGTCCTGAAGCGGTCGACTCAGACCTATGATAAACTGATCACCCGCATCGACGGCGGAGCGGCTGCATCCAAGAAGGCCGAGGCGGCGCAGCGATCCTATGCGATCAGCGTGCAAGCCACTAACGACGAACTCCGTCGCGGCGATATCTCCCTACAGAAAGCCCAGGAGAATATCGCCAAGTATGGCGTGATCCTGAAGCAATCGACTGACGCTGCGATTGCACATGGGAACGCGGTCGAACAACGCTTCACGCAAGCCGGCACGGCCGTAGCAACGTCCCTCACGACGGCCGGCGCCACCACCCAAAAATTCACCACCACCACAAACAACGCGTCGCACGCTGTCCGTCAACTCGGCATCCAGTCGATTGACGTATTCCAGCAGTTGGCGTCCGGTGCGCCGATCATGACCACCTTCATTCAGCAGGGTGGCCAGGTCGGTCAGGTGATGGCCGTGTCCAACACGTCCATCGGCGCTGTGGCGAAATCCATCGGCGGAATGATTGCGGCGAACGCTGGCATCATTGCCGTGACGGCCGGCATGGTCGGGTTCGGTCTGGCCATCTACGCCGTGGCCTCGCGATCGGTCGAACTGGAAGGTCAGCAGCGCGCTCTAGGCGTGGCCATTGCTGGCGTTGGCCGTTCGGCGGAACTGTCTACCGGACAGCTTCAAGGCTACATCACCCAACTCAAGCAACAGGGCGTTGCTGAGGCCAATGCACAGGCTGCGGTGACTGCTCTTGCTCGCAATCCGTCGCTGTCCAGTGGCGCCATCGGCCGGATTGTCGGGCTGGGGGCGGATGTGGCGGCGGGGTCTGGTAAACCCATATCCGAAACATTCCAGATATTGTCCGAGGGCGCTAAGGGCAGCTTCGAAGGCATCATGAAGCTGGATGAGGCTTACAACCTGCTTACGGCCGAACAGGTCGCCAACATGCGGGTGATGACGGAGCATGGGGACAAGGCAAAGGCGGTAGACGAAGCGTTCCGGTTGCTGAAGGAACGTTTCACAGGGCTGAATGACGAGTCGCTATCCCCGATGGGCAGGGCGCTCCGCGATCTTGGCAATGCGTGGTCCGACTTTATGGACTCCATCGCCAAAAGCGAGCCCGTCATCTGGGCCGTTGAGAGGCTAGGCGCTGCCGTCCGTGGG